TTACTGCATAACTACCTTCTCAGCTTCACTCAGCACCTTTCGGATGCTCTTTGAGAATACAGGGAGCCTGTTTTCGATATACTTTTTCTTGAAATTCATGATCGTTATTCCGGTCAATTCATCTGTGTCAATGTCTTTCAGATAGATTACATTCCCGTCAGAATCATCACCGTAAGAATTACTGCGGTCACCGAGTGCAATGTACAGGACGTCGAATTTCTTGTCGTAGTCGAATCCGATGTTATTCTTCTGCAACATATATCGCCTCACCTTCCCCGCAGCCGCTTTTCTTGTTGTTATTAGGATATGCGGTTACGACCTCGCCCGATCCGCCGCAGACAGACACAACAACGTGTGTATATTTGAGCTTCGGGTAGTATGTAGCAATTTTCGATTCTTTTGTGTATATCCGACGTTCATCTAGCGGAGGGTTCGTGTCATGACTTGGCAAAATTAGTTCCGGCTCCCGAATCGTCTCCACGATTGCGTCTACGTTTGAAGCCATGATGCTGTGGTTAAGCGCCACATGAGAATCCCACTGCTCTTTTGTGCAGAATACTTTTATCCCGCTTCTGTCAACAACTTCGAAAAAATTAGGCATCAATCCACCTGCTCACTCAGGATTTTGGACATCATTGCAGGGAGTGCCTCTGCTAACTGCTCATTCACAATCACCGCAGCTACCGTTTCTTCCTGGTCGCTGTCCACAACGCCATTCGCTCCAACTACTGGATATTTATGCTTAAATGTAAAAACAAATTCGTTCTTTGCCTCGTTCGCAGTAACAGTCAGCGAATTTGCGTAAATAGGCTTGCACATTGTAGTATAATCTCCTTCTCTGTTTTTTATTTCAGTATAGAACAAATTAAGCTCATTGTAAATGCAACAGAATATTAAATTTGCAATTTTGCCACAAGAGCCGCCCTATCCGGGCGGCTCTGTTGCATGTTCCCGCAGTACATTCACGCACCGCGCTATGATTTTCTTGACGCCGTTTACGCTCAAGCCCTCGCACTCGGCAATGCGCTCATGGCTCCAATCGTCAAGAATCTTCCGTTTCAGGATTCCCCGGTATCGCTCCGAAAGAATCCATTCGTCGATCAAATGCTCCCAATCGCTGCGGCTCAGACTCGGCAGCCCCCGCAGCATACGCCCTCCTTACTTCGTGTCCAGCACGGCGATATTGCCCTTATTGCTGACCCTCAGGCCCAGCGCGGCGGCGATATCGCGCACCTTGACATAGTTCGTGCCGTTTTTCAGGATGCGTTCGACGGCAACCTCCTTGCCGTCCACGATCATTTTGCTTTTCTCTACCACTTCGTCCTCAAACCTTTCCAAGAATTTTTTCCACTGCTCGTTGCCAGTGGTGTGATAGTAGGTGTTCATATCCGTGCCGACGAACGGGCGCGGGCAGTACTTCCCGGACACGTCGTAATGCCGGATAATGTGATCCGCCGGAATGTTGTGCTCCTCCATGAGCTTGCGGATGAGCCACTCGGCATTGTCCAGCACCTTTTTCTCGAAGAACCAGTCTGTGTCGTAGGCTCCCATGCGCTTCGGATTGACCTTCTTCGGTCTCAGCTCTACGCCGATGGAGTTCCAGTTCCGGCACTCCGGATGCAGCGTACCGTCTCCGCAGTGCCACGCCACATCCGTGTCCTTGACGCACCGGTAAATGATATCGCCCTCGTCCACGGCGTAGTGTGCGCTGGCTCTGGCCTGCGGATTCTTGAACCACTCGGCCACGCTGGCCGCAGATCCGAGTGCGCCGAAGTAGTGTACGACGATCCATTTCGGCGTGCAGCCGCCCGCTCGATGGTTGATCGGCGTGAGCGCGTCCTTAATTACCGGCATTGTTCGCGCCTCCATCCACTGCGTCCTGCACCTTCTGGCTCTGCGTGCCGAAATAGAATGCGATCACGACGGCATACACCGTCATAAAGTCCTGGCTGATCTTGCCCACAACGGCCATGTACGCAAATACCGCCGTCAGCGTCAGCGTCACAAGGCTCTTCACGCTCAGGAGATTCCCGAGCCGCTTGATGATCTTATCCATCATATGTACCTCCATCGTCTTTATCATTTGGTTTTGCAAATACTCTCTTGAGCAGCAGGAGCAGCAGCTCCCCGCCGAAGGCCGCGCCCGCGAATACCAGCACATCCGAAAGGTCGCACGGCCTGTCCAGGAGGACGGCTGCGGTTTTCAGGATCATCGCCCATGTGGCCACTGCCGTGAGCATCCACAGACAGTAGTACACAAGCTCGCGGGCCATACGGCCCTTTGTCCATCGTTTCTTGTCTCTGCGCATCAGCCCAGCCCCAGCTTCGCCAGCGCAAATCCGATCAGTCCTGCAAGGATTGCCGTGATAACTCCCTTCACGACCGCCTCCCAGCGGCTTCCCGGCAGCGCCTTGATGCTTTTCACATCGGCCTTGATCTCATTCACGTTTTCCTCGATTGCCTCCTGCTTGGTCGCCAGCACCTCCACCGAGGTCGCCAGCTGATGCAGCGCCCTGTTGTCTGCCTCCAGCTCGTCGATCCTGTGCGAGTTGCTCTTGCATCGCGCCTCCACGGAGGCGATCTGCGCCTGAATTCCATCATCCATCTTGATACTCCTTTCAAAGCTTTCTATTTCGCACTCCGGGCAGACCATCCTTCCCTCCGGCACGGCCCGCCCGCAGCATACGCACGTATCCATCAACTGATCTCCTCATTGATCGTCGCAATCACCGCAGACGCATCCGTGCAGATCAGCGACAAACGGATGTAATGCTCACCAGTTGCCGTTACCGTGACGACATCTCCGCTGCTTGTAAATTGGAGATTATTCCATGTATGTCCGTTGTAGATGTAGCCCGTGGATACCAACGTTGCTGTTGCGCTGTACGCCGCTGCCACACTGTTCCCATCATTTGCAGCGGGTAGGCTTGCACCCTTGATGCGCAGCGTATCACCCGCGTGCAGGTGAATCAGGCTTGCCGCATCCATGTTCGCACCGATAGCCGCATATCCCGTCTGCGCTTTATTGTCACCACTCGATGCACTCAAGCGCGTATTTGCAGAAATTCCAACGGTATCAATGATATTTGTGATCTCTGCTGCACAGGTAATCACAATATTGCCCGTTGCCTTGGCAATTGTGATCGTGCTGCCGGAAACCGCAGTAGACGAAATGTCCGTACCTCCCATCGTAACAGTGATCGTGCCAAGCTTTTTGTATGTTCCCGTAGGCGTGAGCGTCGTAGTGTAGGCTGCGCCCTCGGCAATGCTGTCAGCCGTGTTGGAAGATGCACAGTTGGTGAGATTCCGCGTGATGGTGTAAGTCACAGACGGTGCAGAGGCCGCCGCCGTGATCGTGACTGCTCCCGTCACCTTTGCGATGTTGATTGCACCGCTGCCTGCCGAATAAGCCGTGGATGTAATGTCCACGCCTCCCATTTTGACCACCACCGACGTGATCGTCTTTCCGCTTTCCGCCGTGATGGTCGCGGTGTACGCCTCGCCGTAATCCACCTGAGACGCGGCGTTGCTGATCGTGCATCCTGTGAGATTTTTGGTGATGCTCTGATACCAGTGCAGCGTCTCGGGCGTTCCATTGGTCATAGCCGCGCGGTAAGCGTTGATATCGGCCATCGACATTCCGCAAGTTCCTACGGCAAAATGTACGCACTTATCACGGAACGTGTCGCCGGAAACGGCCTTAATGGCATTGATAAGTCCAATCCACTCTGGCTCATTCCGGCGGCGGGCAAGGGCATCTGTTCCCGAACCGCTGTAAAACGTCGTCAACTCATAGTCCTTATCGATGTCCGATTGACTCATGCCGAGCAGCCCTTCAAGAACACAAGCCAGCGTGCCGGTTCTGTCCGCGCCTGCCGTGCAGTGGAAATACACCGGCTCCCGGTGCGTTACAGCATCGATCACGCACCGGAGGTAGAGCTGCCACGTTGCAACCGGCGTCAGCGCGTAGGATGCTGCTTTGTCAGCAATTGTAAACCACACATCGCTGCCAAGTGGGGATTCCGTTGCAACGTCACCGTCAGACGGATCGCGTCCCTCTTTTCCTCTGAGGTCGATTTCATGCTGCACGCCAAGTTCTCCGACGAGCACCGCCCGATCTGCGGCGGCGATACGCCCGCCTCGAATCAGCAGCCCGTATTTTACTGTTCCGCCATCACAAGCCCATCCGCCGAGATCGCGCACATTCCACGCTTCTGCGGAGTTATCCCGCGTACGAATCCACCGCAGCGCATCCAGCGGCTTGAGCGTCCCCGCCGCGTCCGTTCCGGCAAAAGGCGTGAAGACATTTGGCACTTCGTTGTAGTGCGTCACCCCGCCAGCCTCCTGCCCGATGGGCTTGTAATTGTTCACAACTGCCGTCCCGGGCGCATAATTTGCGATCTGTGACGTGCTGTAATCAGCAGGATCGTATGTGACGTTTGCGAGGTAGTTCCGTACCAGCTCCGGGCATTGGTGCCATTCCAAGGCTTCCACAGCGCTGGCCTGGATTGCCTGAATGGCCGAAACAAACCCGGACGGGTACACCAGCTGCTTAGCTGTGCCGCCCTTCGCGCGGATCGCGTCGGCGACCGCCGTCAGATCTGCCGTGTTTGTCAGATATTCCGCCATCAGAAGCTCCCTCCATTCGCGTTTGCGATTGCAACAGCCGCCCATGCCCCATTTACGACACGAAGGATTTTCCCGTTATCAGCAGTGGTGACATTCGGCAAAGTTTGCCTCGTATATATCTGCTTGCTCAGTATTGCAGGAGCGGACACCGAACCACCCAGGAAGCCCAAGACATCACACACAATGCTCTCGACAATAACTTCCGTCTTTAATACTTCCGTGCGAGCAAACACAGGTATAGCATACGTCCCGGGCATTCCTGCTACCTCCTGCAAACCGACACACTGATACGTATTGTGGTTGTATACAAACAAGGCGTTTTTTAAGTCAGCAATATCCATCCCAACAAGATAGGTTGCGGCTTGCGTGCATGCTGCATCCGTATACACCAGGATTTTCCCGTCGGAATCCTTTCCGTACAGGATAATGCCAGGGAGCGTTTGTAACGTACTTCTCCATTTTGCCTTAATATCGGCACTACTAGGGATATTGCTCCCGTCTGCTTTCGCCAGCGCGGCAGGTTCCCATTCTGTGGGCTTTCCAGTCTCGTCAACCGACTTCACCAAAGCGGCTTGACCTACAGATGCACCTGATATACCGAGCGATTCATCCGTACCGCCGCCCTCCGGGATTTCCACGGTTTTCGCCGCGCTTCCATCGTAGGTCGTTGTCGTATCGCCGATCTTGATGTTGAGCGAATAAGGATTTTTGAGTTCCGTCGGAAGCGTGGGGATATCCTGAATCTTTGCCAGCGTGTCGCTCCATGCCGACCAAGCGGCCCCGTTGTATAGCACGACCAAACCCTGTGGGTTTGCCGCCGGATCGCTTGATCCAATCGTTGCAAATCCGAGTACCACCGCCCCTGAAGCACTTACCGCGGCCGCAAGCGGCAGCATATATGGGACTTTGCCCCCTGTGAGTTTTACAATTGCATACACCGCATATCCTGCCGTATAGGCCGCATACACTTCCGCAGCCGTTTTGTCTGCGGTTGCGTTGCTGCCGTTTTCTTGCGTCACCGTCACATAAAACGCGCTCTTCGCTGCGCCAGTCGCGCCATTCACGCTTTTAACCGGCACATCATCCGCGCTGATGGGCGTAAACCCGAGCGCGCCGACAACCGCATCCTTCGTGACATTCGCATTGTCCCCGTTTGCGCCCTTCGGAATTCCGAGGTCAAGCGTAGGATGCGCGGCAGTTCCGCCCATGCTGGCCGTAGCCTCGCTCCCTGCGGGCAGCGTCGTCACCTTCCCGATCTTGATATCCGGCGTCACGCCATCCTTGCCGGGTGCCCCATCCTTGCCGGGAGCGCCATCTGCACCATCCTTGCCCGGAGCACCATCCGCTCCGTCTGTTCCGTCTTTACCGTCTGTGCCCTTGAGATCTGCAATGGCAATGAGGTTTTCCCACGTCGTGCCATCGTCGTTGCTGTACTGGATGTAGCCATCCGCGACGCGCATATCGATGGTGCCCGCTCCTCCGGAGCCTCCACCAGAGCGTGCCGCCTCGTTGATGGCCGCAACAAGGTTATCCTTTGCCTTTGTCGTCAGTTTGGAAAGATCTCCAATCTGCGCCTGAATCGCATCGAACCAGCGCTTGGACGGCTCGTCCGGCGGCTCTGCGCCTGCTTCGAGCGCCGGAACAACGATAAAATCAAATTTGTTGGATTTCGCCAGCGTATCGCCAAGGTGCCACTGCAATTCACACTGTCCAAATCCAGCCTTGCCCGTATCGGCGCTCGTTACCGTCCAATAGGCCGTAAGGCCCTCGACCGTAAGCGTCACCGGATACGCCGCAGAATCACCCTTGCGCTTTACCAGAAGCGCCGGAGTGCCGCCGGGGAATACTTCCTCGAAAGGAGCCAGCGTAAACGCGATCCTTGCGGCCTCATTTTCGCCCGTCCGCCCAAGCGGTATCGGGTATTTGTGCGTAGCTTTAATTTCAACCACATTGTGCCTCCTTTCAGTAGCCTATGACCATTACTTTGTATGGGTAAGTTGTCGAAAACTGCGTTGGCGATACCACCGTCTTTCGTGTGAATGCAATTGCCGATGTAGATACGGACGCGCTCAAAAAGCCTAGAGACGTATCTTCTTGCACGAACGCGAAATACCCGGAATCATAACCAAGCAAACTGCCCATCAAAGTGTTCCCAGAATCGTCATATGCCTCTGTTAATGCCATAACTGTTCCCGTTGCGTTGTTCCTCGCGGAAATGACAACGGCTTTGACCCTTGTTATCCCTTTGGTATTCGGAACACTTAACTGCGTCCCGCTTGTGGCCGTTACACCCTCTGCGTAGAGAACTTTTGCGCCGGGTTCTACGGCCTGAACAATGACCGGATTGAATCCTTCAACACCGGCAGGCGGCGTAATCGTCTGCTGCGTAGCGGTGGATTTTACTGTTTTGCTCTGAACGTTCGCCCCGCCGCCGCACATATTGATAACATTCGCCATTACTGCACCCTCACTCTCAGAATCTGCACCGTCAGTGCAGCCGTCGGCACAGTCTCGCAGGTGAACGCCATCTGGCCGTTCGTCGTAACGTCCTTTGCCTTGATCTTCGCCTTATTGTACGCGTCCGCGCTTGCATAGGCCGGGCCAACAATGTACTTATAGCCGGACGATACAAAGAGCGCATTGGAAACTGTCTGCTGTTTGTTCGTCCAGCCGTTTACCGTCAGCGTCGCTTCAATAGAGTTCGGCAACGCATATGCAGGAATGCCGCCCGCCGCTTTTACGGCCCCGGAGGGATCGTAATCCGACTCAAGCATATCGCCAGTTCCGGCCCCGGAAGCGCCCCGGCAATAGCCCGCGTCTTTCGTGCTTCCGTCCGAAAACGTCAGAATCAAGTGATACTGCGCATCAATGGAAGCGCCCGTGACGGATACGCCATCCGCGCCTGTGACCTTGCCCGTGTCGATAACCGTTCCGTCGGTCGTTGTAATCACAAGGTGGCCGAGCGCGTTGACCGTCGCATTGTTTATCTTCGCCGCCTCAACACCAGCCGCCTTTGCAAGGGCTTTCAGCGTCGAGCCTTTAATGACCTTGGTCGTCCCAGACTGTGAAACGAGCAGAAGATCATTGTTCCCAAAACTGGCCGCGACATTAAAATCAGATATCTTTTTGTATGTTTCAGCCATTTTCGGCCTCCTGTTTGATAAGCTTGTCCAGCTCGTTATTGATCGCCACGACTGCGAAGCAGTCTGAACGACCAGTGACACGGATCTGATTCAGTGTTTCTTTTATAGCCTTTAGTGATTCAAGCCGTTCGTTCATATCTCCACCTCACAATGCTGTTGCCGTACCGTTTATGTACTTTTTGACCGTGTGATTTGTAAAATCGATCATGATCCCGTCGCTTCCGGTACGGTTTCCAAGCCACAGCTTGTGCGCGGAAGCTTCAAAGATCTTCTGTATGAATGCGGGCGTCGTGTTTCCAAGTTCCAAAGTAGGGTTGCTTCCTTCAACATAAAGGCCCATTTTGTACGTCCCGTCCGTGTAAATCTCCATGCCGTTGGAAAGCATCTTTGCATAATCCTGTTTGCTCTCCTGCGCGTAGATCGTGCAGCCGACAATATCAATGGCACTGAGTGTGCCCGCCGTGATCTCGTCAGCGTTCAGATTCTTCACATCGATCTTGCTTGCGTCGATGGAGCCGATCTTCACGTTTCCCTGAATGTTCACGCCATCCTTGGAAAGCGTGATGGACGCGCCGTTTTCAGCCGCAGAATAGGATAACGTCAAACTGTTCAGATTCAGGTCTATCGCGCTCTGAACTTCTGCCGCGCCGACTTTCCCGCGAACAGCAAGGGAAATCTCCTCTGTAGTCTTGCGTATCTCAGAAACGGAAACAGCCGTCTTGCGTTCTTCCTTCGTCCTCCCCTGATACGGGTATTCGTGGTTGACCTCTGTATCTATCGGTGCTTCAATGCTGGCGCTCATGGAGACGCCAATTGTGAACACCGCAGATGCAACAATGGAATTCTTTCCATTCGGGCTTACGCTGTCTCCAAGCTCGATAGCCGGATTCAGCCTCGCCGTACCAGCAGAATATGGAAGATACGACACACCACCAAGCAGGCTATTCACATAATCACAAATTGCCTGCGTCGCATAGATACAGTCCGCTTGAATCTCATAGCCTGACGTGCCGGAAGAATACTGCGTATCCCCATCTGGATAAAGCGTGATCCTTCCAATCGTCACCATGTCGGAAAGCGCGTCGTAGGATGCGACGCGCGTCGTGTCGACCGTAGACGGAGAAGCCAGCCGTACAAGCCGAAGCTTGTTTTCTTCGGTAATGATGAAGTTGCCGCCGGACGCAGCCGCGATTCCGGAAAGCACCTCTCGCATCGTATAAAGCCCTACAGGGCTGTCAATGTTGTAAGGTGCAATCTGGTTGCGGTTGTCCGTTTCCACGCCGAGAGCCGCCGCGATGTACGCCACAGCGGCATTCATCGTCATGGAGCCTGCCGAGTTCGGGAATTCCTGCTCTGCCGCAAGCATCCGGTCATATGCCGTGATGGTCATAAGACCGTTTGCGGCAAGTTCTCTCGTGTCGATGTAGAACGTTCCAAATGGAATCCAGTCGGTCACGACCGAATATGCACCGGCCAGAATGTACCCATCGTCCGTTTTGATGATGTTCCCAGCATCGTCCGTTACCAACGTGGTAGGCTCGTAGTTCGTGAGCCGGACATAGCATTCAATTTTTGCTGCCGTGGGAATCGTTCCTTCCGGCCTGAATACCATGTCCAGCATTGCGGACGTAGCCTGACCAATGGTCAGCTTGCCCATCATGGATTTCGTGATCTGCGCGGACTTGATAGACCCGTAGGTGTATGTGACCCCGTTTATGACGGCCTTGAATTCAGTTTTGTGGTCGATTTCAAAAACGTTGTTCCAGTTGCTCGGAACTGACTGCATGGTATCACCTACTTTTCAATGAGAGGGAACGTGATCCCGTCCCAATACTCACGCCCGTCCGGCTTCTTGATGCAGAAGGACGCAGGGTTGTTGTTGGAATACATCGTTTTTGTAACTGTGCCGCCCTCCTGCGGATCTGTGTACTGTACCTCGACAAAAACAGGCATGATCGCAGACAGAAGGTCGGAAGCCTCCGAAAGGAGCAGCGGGCGGCACGTAACGTCCAGCCTGACTTTCGTAGCGACGCGCGTTCGCTCCATATTGCCGTCCAGCATACGCCCAGTGTCTGGGGAATCTACGTCGTTCCTCGTCCACTTGAAGCCACGGAACGCAATGTAATCCGTAATGTCTACTCCGTTTATCTTTACTGTCATAGCGCCTCCTTACACGCCGGACAGCGCCGCGCCGTACATACGGTTTCTCCGATTCTGTCCCGCCGTGATCTCTCTGCCGTCGAGATAAACCCGCGTATCGCCCTTGCCCATGCCGGATACCAGCGGAGCAATCGCGCGGTATACGCCGTCGGACACTGCCTCAACGATCTGGTCATTATTCGCTACAGCCGTCCGTCCGCCGATAGAGCCGACGAATTCAGGCCCTGCCTCTCTCGCCATGAAGAGATCGCCGGAGCTAACAAAGCCGCCGGAAGCGTAAGCCCTGACCTTGTTCCCATTCTTCTTGAAAATGTTTGAAAAAAGATTCCCGCTGACGCCTCCGCTGAATAAGTTGCTTACGGTTGCCGCTGCGTTCTGGATGCTGGGCGTTATAGTGTTGCTCCAAAAGTTTTTGACCTTGTCCCACGCGCCGGTGATTTTTGTAGAGATCGGAGACGTGATGTTGTCCTCAAACCACTTTCCAACGTTTCCGAACATCCCTGTGATCTTGTCCTTCGCGGTCTGAACTTTGGTCGTGATCGTCGTGCAGGCCGTATTCCATGTTGTTTTAATGGGCGTAGACACATTGTTCTCAAACCATGTTTTCAGGCTTCTCCACTTCTCCGTAACATTTGTATAGGCCGTCGTTGCTTTCAACGCGAGCAAAGACGCCGCTCCTTCCCATGCTACTTTGATTGGTGCCGCAACATTCTCGTCAAACCATGCGCCGGCTCCCCCGAGCGCTGTTTCTATGTCTGTCAGCATCTGGTCTGTGACATCCCTTAGAGAAAGGCCATTTTCAAGATTCTTCTTTGCCTGCTCGAACGTCCCCTTGCCCCAAATGCGATCAACGATGACGTTCGTCAGTTTGTTCCCCCAGGTATCTGCGCTAAGATAGTCTTCCATCGACTTTGTGATATTTTCCCAAAACCCGTCCATGTTGCCAGTGAATAGGTCTCCTACGCCATCCCAGAAATGCTCAACGGAGCTGCTCAATTCGTCCCAGTTCGTAATGATATCCGTTATGGACATTACAAGGGCGATAGCAACCGGGAACGCCCATGCCCCAGCGCCAAGCGCGACCGCGCCAGCTCCGATCAGAGCGCCGGAAATCATTTCCTTTATCAGCGATTCAACGCTTGTGGCTCCATATTTGCCTGATAGAATGTTTGCAATATTGTCTGCCGCCACTGCAACACCGGCAAATATAAGTGAAATACCAACGCTGATGTTTTTAGGGATCTCAAGGCCGGAAAGCAGTGAAATTCCTTTTAGCAGCGCACTTGAAAGCTTCCATGCAGCAATCGCAACGCCAATGCTCTCTGCAACTGACAGGATCTCGTCGAAATGGTCTTTTATCCAAGTCGCCGTTTTCTTTATCTTGCCTCCAACTTCTGCTTCCTCGAACATATTCGAGTAGTCCGCGCCAGCGGCTCCGCCGCCTCCACCCTTATTTTCATCGTTCAGGCGGTTGATCTCGTCAAAACCGAGCAGCGTCTTTTGCAGCTCCTTTGCCGCTCCGGACGCGCCTTTCAGGCTCTTCGCATAGTCGACCGTGTTTTTCTTCGCTTTGGTGAATGTGCTCTTCCCGTTCAATGCTTGGAGGAACTGATTGACCGCGTTTGCCGCATTGATGAACGCATCAGCTATCGTGTTGACAACAGGCAAGAGCGCAGTAAGCACGGGCATGATGGCCGCGCCGACCGAGTTTTTCACCTGTAGCAATGTTGATGCATACTCTGACATGGTGGCATTCGCCGAGGATGCGTCTGTGTTGTTTATCGCCGCGCTGTATTTCGCAAGATTCTGAATGCCCTCCTTTGCCGCAGACGTTACGCCCTTGATGGCCGCCCGGATCGCGCGATACATCGCTATGCGCCCTATCGAATTTACAAGCTGTCCTATTTTTGTTTTTGAAATTGCCTCGGACAAGGAGCCGAAAGCCGAGGATGCCTTTTTCGCAGATTCTCCTGCACTGCTGGCAGCCTTTCCCGATGCCTTCACGGCGTTTGTCCGCTCTTGCAGTTCCTGCGTCTGCTGCGGAATGTCTTGTGGCTCTGCGGCTCCGTTCGGTGCCTGCGCCGCACTTGGCGTTGTGTTGGCCGGAGTCCGGGCATTCCTCGGCGCATTCGCCGCGCCTGCTACAGCGTTCACGTTCTGTGCAGCCTCTTTAAGGTTTGAGAAGTCGATATCCGCAATGCCCTGTAGTGTCTGTAATGTCGTTGAAAGGCCGTCGTTCGCGCCCGTGACATTATTTATCGCCGTACCCAAACTCTTTATCTGGTTGACAGCAGACTTTAATCCAGCGCCACCGGAAACAGATTGCTTCAACTGCGTCAGCGCCGAAACAAGTCCCTCTATTCCGCTCGAGGCGTCCGAAGCGCTTTTTTTAATCTCAATTTCCAGTGTTTCAACTGTCGCCACTCATATCACCACTTTTCTTTTTGAAATTCCGCTCCATATTCTTGAAGAATGCGATTGCCCTTTCTCTCTCACGCTTTACCCGTGCCGCCCGTTCTTCCGGCGTGTCCGGTGTGATCTTCCGGGGTTTGCTCGGATACTCGATAGGCTTTTTGCCTTTCCCGGCAAAGGCGTTGGACAGCGCGATAGAAATAGCATCAAAAAAATAAACGCCTTGGAGCCACAATTCATAATTCTTGCTCTCAAGACGTAATCTGTCTGCTTCAATATAAGGCTTCATCTTGGCGGGATTCATATTCCAGAATCCCGCCTCGCTGATTCCGATCATGAGACATTGCGGAAGATACGTCTCAATGCATTCCTCACGAAAGGATGCGTAGTGCTTTTTTACGCAGTTTCCGTCTGGCCCTTGCTGTCCGCCGTTTCCGCTCTCTTGGACAGAGCCTGAAAAAAACCGCTTTCTTCGACGGCCTGACGGAGAACATCTGCGAGTTCTTCCATTGTTCCGCCATTCAAAATGTGCTTCTCGATCTCTTCTCCTGCCTGATCTGCCTTGACGCCCATACACATTGCCGCATAAGCGCGGATAAACATGATGGACTTCGCTTCGATATCGGACATGGGCACGCCCATATCCTCGAACTGGCAGACTGTGTTGAAGGTGATCTCCTTTGTCGGATACCCCTTCCCGTTAATTACGATTCTCTCCTGCATACACATTCCTCCATGAAATTAGGCACTTGCCGTCGGTTTTACTGCCGTGTTCCATCCAATGTTTCCGTTCGGGGTGATATATGCCGTGTTCTCAAGAACACTGTCCACCTCCGCGCCAGCAAAGCCAAGCGGAGACGGGTTACCCGTGAAGAAAAACGCCTTGGTCAGGCCGGGAACGTAGAATTCCCACCACGTTTTCTTTCCGGCTTCCGCTGCGGTCTTGTACTTGTCAACAATATCATCCCAAGTCGTTTGCAGATCGTTGGACATATTGAAGGTCACAGCCAGCGCACCGCCGGGGTCTTTCAGACCGTCGATGTAGGTTTTCCATTCCGTCGCTTCGAGCGGCGTCGTTTCCAGCGTGGACGGCTCCGGATTCATGTCCGGGAGGCTCTTTGCGCCCTTGATCTGCGTGAAAGCCGACGGCTTTGTTCCCGCGACTGTTTCGATAGCATAGCCAAGCAGAATGCCTGCCGTGCTGAGTTCAATTGCCATTTGGCTACCTCCTTAGAAGTCGTTTATTTTCGTCAACGACTGTCCGATACCGTGCGTTCATCCGGTAGATGGATGTTTCCGCGTTCGGCAATGTCATGGGCTGCCTGCTCAGTCTGGCAAAACCCAGCGCTGACATTTTTTCGTCAATCGTCTGCATGATCTCTTTTGCCTGTGCTTTGCGCCCACTTTTGAGGTTGCTGTATACGTTGACCTCATACATGAGCTGAGAGTGGTGTGAACCTTCCGTATCAAGCGCCGGAAGGTACGATGCGTTGTCCTCTTCGATAATGCTGACAGCCGGGAAAAACTCAGGAGCGTGGACATACTCGCCAGTCACAAAAATGTCCCCGTATTTCGCTTCCAACGTCGTTGCAACCGCATCGAACACATCTGTCTCAATATCAGGAACCACCTGTGAACACCTCCCGCGCTATCCGCAAAATCTCCTGCTGTAGTTCTTTCCCCGTCTGGTACATCGTCGCGGACGGCGGATTGCCGTATGTATGCAAGCCGACCTTGTCCTTCGGCAGCCACCATCCCTTTGGGTCGTCCCAATGGCCTTTGCCCGGATATGTTCCGGGTCCGTAGTTCATCGGGGCAGGATGCCCGTATCCGTATGTGACGCCGGAGCCGAATTCGATGAACAAGACTGCCTCGCCGGATGCAATGATGGAATAGCCATTCTCTATAGGCTCTACAGAGATAGAAACGTCATTGTCTCCCGTGTAGACCGCCCTTGAAAATCCGAGGGAGGCTTTTGTGGCTCCAATTTCGGCTAGTCGCCGTGTCACTTCATCGATTTTTCTGTCCCACTCAGCATTAAGTTCCCGGATATCCTTGATGGCCTTATTGATAGACGTGGGATTCAGCTCTATCGTGATCTTCTTCACGACACGGACACCTTCTTGATCGCAACCGTCGTGCTGTTGATGGACTTCGCCACCTTTACGACAACGTAGTCCCACGGGGTCGCCGTGGAGCCGTCAGCGGCGATCTCCGGCGCTTTCTCGATCCAGAGAACCGAAGACTCGCCCAGATCCAAATTCTTGTCACAGGTCGTTATCGCCCTGTCGTAGTCGGCATTGATACCGAAGTGTTCATCGTCCAAGGAACCACGCGCGGCAGATACATTCGCTCTGGCTTCGATGGGTTTTCCGTACTTTACCTTGTACTGGCCCGTCCGCTTCCCGTCGGAAAGGATTTTCTCGTTCCCGGTATAGTTGGCGTACCAAAACCGTCTTTCATTGCGTCGGAGCGATCTCAATACGCCACCACCTTTGCGCATACGTTGTTCCGTATGTAAGAAACCATATCGGAGTACTTGAACACTCTGGAAATGCCGTTTTCGCTGTGGGAGGTCTGGTTTTCCGTGCCGATCAGGTTGTACCCGGCAATGACCGCCATGATCTCGACTGTATCGTAATCGGGAGAAATGGATTCAGCCCCAGACCATGACAGTATCTCGCTTTCAGCCATGGAAAGGTACGCACCGATCAGCTCTTCGTTCCCGCTCTCTCCGAGAAGAAGCTCCACTCTCCTGATTTTTTCATCAAATGTCACGATGCGTACCTCCTGTTATCAGGCGATGGTAAACCAGCCCTTGGTCTTGGGGTTGTCGCCGGATGCGGGCGTGACCTTTACATAGCCAACGCCAGACTTCGCGTAGTAAGTCTTGCTGGCGTTCACGGTTTCCTCCGTTGCTGCGGTTGCGGTGCCCTTGAATACCTTGACGTCCTTGGTCTCGTCCGTCAGCGCTGCAAGGTAGTACTTGCGGGAGAAGATGTAGTTCTCGCGCTTGTTCGCCGCGTCCTCGGAGCGATTGTTCGCGATGTTCTGCTCGACCTCGACGCCCTTCTTGTTGAAGAGAGTGACGGCTTCCTTGGTCGCCACATAGACAGAGCCTGGCGTTGCGTCCTTCTTGGTGTAAACGTTCACGCCTGCAACCGTACCGACATAGCCGTTTCTTGCAAACGACTCCACGTACTGGAGCGTATCCTTGAGTTCCTTCCGGAGTTCTGCAACATCGGACGGGCTGACGAATGCAAAAATGCTCGCGCCCTCAAGGTTTTCAAGGTTGAGCATTGCCTGTGCGTCTGCAAATGCATCAAAGTTCAGTTTGGTGGCAAGGACGACCATAGTTGCCTTTGCGAACTCGCCGTAAACGTCCTTGTTTACAGTGTTGAACATATCGGAACCGGCGCGGCGCATACCGACGGGGACGATCATGGGGTCTTCCATTGCGTCCTCGTCGAGATACTTGAAGCGATTCTGCGCAAGAAGGATCTTGTATTCATCCTGCACATAGCTGACCTCGATGGTCTGAGTGTTTCCGACACCCTTTGCAAGCTTTTCCGTACCGGCGGTCGCGGAATAACGATTGACCTTTCTGGTCATACCGGCAGTTCCTGTCAGGTTGTTGTCAACCGTGCAGAACTGCTGGAGGTCAAGGTGGGAATTGTACTGATCTTCGATCTCATTCGAGAGGAAGAAATTGCTATAGGGTTTGTTCATAAATTAGTTACCTCCGTATAATTTTTCGTACTGCTCCGGGTTCTTCTGAGAGAACTCGAAGCGTTCAGCCACGCTCATCTTGCGCAGACTGTCCAGTGTGACACCGGCATCCTTCCCTGCGGGCGGCTTCTGGCCCTTTGCGAGATTCCCCGCATCCGCTGCGGCTTTCAGTGCCTCGTTGTGCTTCTGCTGGTTGGCGAAAACAACGTCCATCTTGCCGTCAGCAAGGGCCGCCGCCGTATCTGTGGCAAGCTGCTCCGCATAGCCAAGCCCGAGGAACTTCGCCTTGTACTCGGAAACGACCTTCTCTTTTCTGAGTTTTTCAAGCTCTTCCATGATCTTCTTTTCGTTTGCCGTCCGCTCCGCTGCCGCCGCCTCGTCCTCTGTCATTTTCGATTTGAGCTGCTTGGACAGGTCTGCCGCCTCGGAAGCCTTGCGGTCGAACACGGCCTTTTCGACGTACTTCGACATATCGACCGGGTCGGCAAATTCCATGCCGGTAATTGCCTCTCTGGCCTCCTGCGGGAGCGCGTCGAAATTAGGGATTTTGCTGGTGTCGATTTTCATAATTCATTCTCCTTTGGGATTTAAGGCTTCTCTGCCTGTGTAAAGTGGGCTTTTTGCGCTGATCTCCCAGCGTTTGGGTTTTCAGTTCTTCTCTGAACAAATCTGTGAATAAACAAAAAATGGCCGACAAGAAGGAAAACCCTCTCGTCGGCCATGCCTTGCCGCTTCCATCGGACATCATCTTACCGATGGGCCGATATTTAATTATCTGTCAGGCCGGTATTTCACCTTTCTGGACACGTCCACAACGACGATCCCAGCCTTTTCGTTCTTTATCTCGGCGATCCCGCCGTTTTTCAAAATCGCCTCTACGGCTGCTATGACTTTTTCGTCCAGCATAGGATCACCCCCTGACAGGTACAAGGATGCATCTGCATCCGTAGTGCTCTTTTGGCGGAACCTTGTCTATGTCGTAAACAACGCCGTCCCGTTTGCCGCAATCGTCGCAAACACGATCATCCTCCATCGTCACCCAGCGCACACGCTTTACGCCGCAGTCGCGGAACGCAGCCAGCATTGCAGCGTCACACGCGCCGATACCGTATTGAAGCGTCTGCGTCCACCAATAGTTCGCGGAGCGACGGATGTCGGTCTGAAAGTTCTCTCGGCTGTCGAACTCCCTATCCGTAAGAATGCACTCGTTGAGCCGCATCCTGCGCCGCTCAACTTCTTTTTCGTAGATGTAGCGGGTCACCGGATTGTATTCCTGCAAGTAGCTTTCGACCCACTTCGCATCTATTTTTCGCCGTTTCCCGGAGAACCCGAGCTGCGACGCCTGACCGAAAGCGAACAGGTAAGCAAAATAGCCTCCGTCTAAATATAGCCGCTCGTTCCGCTGCGAAAGCCGCTTGTACATCTGAGCCGTGGCCTTGCGCGTGTTCAAAACGTTCAGCTCGTCGAATCCCATAAGAGAGAGCCGATTAAACTCCCTCCTGAGATTGTTCTTGACTGCCGGAAGCTCCTTGTCCAGTTTGCTGTAGATCGTCGTTTTCATCGCTGTCCACCTCTACCGGCTCCCACTTCTTCATCCGCTCCTGATGGTACGCTTCCGACATATTGAACGCCGACTGCGGGTCTGAGAACAGGCCGCAATGCTCGAATGCAAGAGCAGGATGGATGTGCGAATTATTGAGCATCGAAACAAGCACCTGTGACTTGCTCTGAATGTTATCGTAATTGTGCCGCGTGAACTTGATATCGACGTCTTTCAGCATGAGCGAAAGCCCGCCGGAACGCTTGATAATGGAAAGCGCGATTTTCAGAAACTCTCTTTCAGAACGCTTGAAGTTCGCCTCGTCGGATTTCGCTCTTGCCTCTGCCGTAGACCATCCGTCGCGGACAATGACCGCTGCTCCGGTATCGCTTGTGCTTGTTCCGCCATTCCTGTTCGGCATACCGACGATTTCAAGCACCTTCTGGTACAGATCGTCAATGAGCGTCTGCGTCTGCGTCTGGTTTAGCTGCTCGTTAAGAACTTTGATGTCTGCCTTGTTCTCTCCGAAGGATTTCAGGATGATAAGCCCAGCATCCCGGAGGTTTTTCGCCTTGTCCTCGTCGATCTCGGCATTATAAAGCACCATAAGCGACTGAATGAACTGGTCTACGCCGTCAAGTCTATCGCTCTGCGTGTCGTTGATCGCGTCCAGAAGTGGAAGTACGATCTCAAACGCACCCTGTCTGGCGTTATTCAGGACATATTCCACGACCGGGATGTACCCGACTGTGTTTTTCTCATGCTTCACGATCCGTCCTGTACCGTTTACGCCGTCGCTCTCGATCTCAAAATACTCCGAACCTGTCCAAACGCTGAAAACGACCGTCAAATCGTCCTTCTTGACGTACTTGACGCCCATGACAGGCTTTTCCCCGACCCCGGAGTAATGCACGACAAATGCGCCGCGCGGGTCTAGGCAGTGGACAGTGAAGGGCGTATCGTCTCCGAGGTCTGGCTTCTCACCGGCAGAGAGGGCCGGAACCGCTTTCCCGAGAATCGCATCGTCGTTCGGAAGCACAAGCCTGTAGCCTACACCACAAATGTAGAGCCACTCCGCAATGTCGTTGTCCACGCAAGCCTTGCTGCAAAGCTCCATAATGTCGTTCAGCTCGCCAACTTCTTTGCTCGTATCCGTGTCGGAGCGGCTTACATACTGGATTGGCTCGCCGAGCAGATAGCCCGTCTTGAATGAAACAATCTCATTCGCGATGTTCTCAACGATTTTATTGCAGATTTCAGGACGAATTTCCTTTTTCCTCTGTAAAACAGGCTGCTGCCCCTTGAAGTAGTTGTATAGGTACTCGATATCCCCGTAATTGGAGATATGGTCGCTCATTGCAGATTCCAGCACTGTCAAAACATTGCTTTCGTCTACATATTCAACGTCGGTTTTGATTTTCGTGCGTCCAAACTGCATAGGATACCCCTTTTCGTTGGTGGGCCGTCTCGGAGTCGAACCGAGATGTTACCGGTTATGAGCCGGTCGCTCTAGCCATTTGAGATAACGGCCCTTGGCTGTCTTCCCGCTTAGATTATCACATCACCGATTGCCGCTTTACATATGCAGCGCCATTACGCTGAGGCGGTTCCCTCCCACGGTGCAGTTTTCAGCGAGCATTGTCATTCCCTGTATGGCTAGACAGTCGCGCACACATCCTCCGGGTGCGACCCGGCCTCTGGCGGTGGGCGTAAGTGTCGAACTCAACGGATCTCTCCGCGCACTGTGTTCAAAGCAGGCTCCGGGCCGCCCGGATTCATCCACCGTATGGCGGGGCATGAAGGGTTTGAACCTCCGACAGGCGGATTAACAGTCCGCTGCTCTACCAACTGAGCTAATGTCCCGTATGTTCTGCTCTCGCCTTGACACCCGGACGAGCCGGATGCCAAGGAGGAAAGTAATGAAACATGGCCGTGCCAAGGCCGGAGCAGAACTCTTTACATAGATAATAGCACAGAATCACGTGAAAACGTCTGTTTTCGTACACTTTCAACGAAAATAGCGCACACAAACGTGCATCAATTTAGAACGTTCGGCGTTTGATCTCGATTTGCGCAGAGCCATGATACAATTCGTCGGCTAACATTGCCAAACTATCCGGCGCGTCGTCGTGCACGTTCTTACCTGTCTGTGAGAAGGTACACACTTCGCGCATAAACTCGTCGTATTCCTGTGTTCTGTGTTCTTTGTCGATGAAATAGAACTTCTTGATTTCCGGGGAGTACTGAATAATCCGCCCGAGCTTGCTTTGATTGTTCGGCGCTCTCTGAGAAGTGATATTCGTTGTCACCCCAATTCCTCGAAGCAGTCTATCAACAGTCGAAGCATATTCTCCGCCGCCGTTGTTCGCCTCGAAGCGCTCCTTGTGCGGCTTGTGCTCTTTCGTCCGGTTAACTACAAGAGGCTGCGTAACGTCCTTCGCGCCCTTGCTGAAAATAACGTCGTGAATATAAACGCTGCCGTCCGTCGCTACATACGCAAAGGGCATTGCAAGGCTGTCACCGCCGCCCCACGCCACGTCGCACACAGCGACTTTATAGAAATCGTCTTCCGGCAAAACGCCGTTGTAATACCGAAGAGACTCCGCAGGGAACAAAAGGCCCTCACGAACATAAGGCTTACCCTGATACTTCGCGCACCACGTCGCATCGTCGATGCTGGCTTTCATGTCCTTGTAGTACTCCGTAGAGAAGCCCAGCCCGTATTGGTAGTTGAAATTCGATTCTCCCTTTTCGTTCAGGGCCGGAATCACGCGGAATCGATATCGTGGGTTTCCTTCGTACTGCTCCTGAATCCTTCCCAGCGGATCGGCAACGTTCCACCGTGTACCGACCATCAGTTCGAAAGCCCCGTCTTTTTTTCTGTCTTTGAGCTGATTCAAATACGCATCGTATTTTGCTTGCAGCCGTACAGGGTTCAAGGACTCTTCCAGATCCTCTATCAGGTCATCCACATACAAGCATCCGCCCGTTCCGACTTCGACTGCGCCGGTCAGTGTTCCGCCGACAGACCGCGCCGTGAACGTCGGGAAGCGCTTCTTCCGTTCCAGATCAATCGTCTCGTTCTTTGCAGAATTATCCACGACCTTAACATCCGGGAACACGTCAGCCCAAGAGTACGTTTCCGCGTCCGTCAGGATGTTCATTGTCTCTCTGTAGAACCCGTCCGTCAGCTTATCCGAGTGTCCCGACATGACATTTGCAACTTCCGGTCTCTTCCCCATGATCCACGTCATGAAAAAAATGCAGAGCGTAGACTTCCCAACTCGCGGAGGCAAAGACACCCCGAGAAAATCCAACTTCCCATCGTTCAGTTCCTGCAAGTCCTGTACAAGTGGCCGGAGCGTCGCCCTTCTCGGAACATAAAACCGTTTCGTCTTGTCCCTGTTCCATTCCAGATATACGCAGTAAGAATCGAAGTCATCTTTCGCAGCCAAGAGATACGTCTTTTTGTTTATTTCGAAAAATTTGAGAACTGCATTCGCATCTTCCGTTTCTTTTACCTTCAAAGCAGTTGCGTTTCTCAACCACAAATCATGTTTGAACGCGCGCTCCTTATCCGCCTCCCACATTGCCCTGACAATGTCGAAGTAGTCCCCATACGCCGCGCTATCTTCCGGTCTCGACTCGATGAATCGCCTGATCCTGCTTAACGTCTCTTCGTACATCCTTCTCCTCCAAAAGCAAAAGGGCCGACGCTTACAACGTCAGCCCTTCTTTGCTGCTTACACCGAACCCCTTATCGGTGCGGCGCGTATTCAATTCGGTCGTAAGTAAATGCCTTTTTACATTTTCCGTGGTAAAAGCGTTCACCGGGCCGAGACCAGGGTTCCCGCTTCCCCCTCCGGTATGCACCTCCACGGCCTGTATAATATGCGCTTTATGCATTGCATACGTGCATGGCGTTCACGTTTCAATGGTTTTCAGTATGTTTTCGCAACTTTCCGCAGATATTCAACGCAACAAAATAGATATTTGGTGGCGTTACTTATCCGGCATATCCGGCACGGGGGCCACTTCCGGCAGCGCGTCCCTGTACTTGTCCGCGATCTCGGCAGGGGATGCCCCATTATCTAGCGGATTATTCGGGGTAACCACAACATCTTGTGTATCTTTGTAGCCGAACATGTTCTTACCGATGAAAATACCGGACGCCGGGTTGATCTTGCCGGATTGCATCCAATCATTCCAGAGGGATTCAAGTACAAACATAGCTTTTTTTATCACCGGTAGGTGTGTTGTGCTCCTATAGTCCCCTGCTCTCCATTTGCGAATAGTAGTTGCGTCCACGCCCAGCCATAGCCCCATCCCGGGAACGCTTGGCTTTGCATCCTGGTTGATGCAGAATTCGAAGTATTCTTGAATGCGGTGTTCAACCTGCTTGGGATCGCTAATATCGATCGGGGGCAAGTCCCACGCAACCATAGCATTTCGAAGATATCGGGCATTGTCCCCCGGCTCTATGTACTCTTGGCCGAAGTTGGCGAGATCGGGCCTGTTGCGCTTGCGCTTGGGCTTTGCGATCTCTGTTGATTGCTCCTTGACTGCGGTTGCCTTTGGCATGAACTCACCCCGTAAAAATCAAAATTGCGCTTTTGCGTCGGCTGCGCGTGCGCAAGCTAGCTTGCGGCTGCGCTGCTAGCAAAAGCATAACATTTTTTGCACGGGAAAATCAAGGCTTTTGGGCGTGCCGCGGGGAAGTGGTGCCCGTTTGCGTGCATCACTTTGCGCCGTGCGCGGCTCCGTTGCGTGATCGTCGGCGGAATCGTGGCAGATATGGGAGCTTTGCGCAGGGGCGCGTATATTACAAGAGTGGTGCATACTCCGATTGAAAGGAATAAGCAACGCGCGTACATTGTGCGCCGCTGGGGTGCGTCTGGTGCGCGGGGGCTCTCATACATGCGAGCCGCTGACGCTCCCGCATTGCGAAGATAGAGACTGCGCAGGATAGCAAGAGCACCGACCGCCGTTAATCGGTAGTCGGTGCTTGAATTACTGTGCTTTTTTAAGTTGCTCGATTTCCTGTTGCTGCTCGGCGAGCTGCTTTGCGTGCATACGGATAACGGATTTCAGGAAGTTTACTTCCTCTTTCAATTCCTCGGTTTCGCTCTTTGGTGTAAGCGTTTCGATAATTGTCCGCTGGCCCTCTGCCAGAAGTTCGAGTTGTTTTGAAACTGTATTTTCAATAATTACTTGGATATCATGTACGGCCCCGCGTCGGGCCTCGTCGGCGATATCCTTCACTTGCTGCAATTCCAGATCGTCAAGCATCTTTGCTTCCCTCCTTGTACGTGTATTCTTCCATTGCCTGCCGAAGAACGGTATTTACCTTGTCGCCTCGGGCCGCGCAGGCGGCTTTGAAGTCCTCAAGCAGAGTTTTTTTAACCTTGATTGTCTGACATACCATGTTTTCCGCGTCCCATTTTTGATTTGCGCGGCGTCGCGCGTCTGTAATTGGCATCGTATCACCTCACCGACATATTATCATACGTTTATAACGTTGTAAAGTACAAAAATGCACAAGATGTACGTTACATCTTTGTATAGTCTGCCTATTGTATTTGTACTTTGCATAGTGTAAAATAAGGCATGTAAACAAGAGATACGGAGCCGCCAAGCGGCAGAAAGGGAACGAAATGAAACTGTTTATGACAAAGGAAGAAAAGCTTGCAAAGATGGAAGCACTCAATGCGAAATATGAAGCACTCAGTAAAGAATACCGTGAAACCGTGAAAAAGGCGCAAGAAATCGAAGCAACGAAGGGCGAGAAGTTTTCTTGGAGCTATTTCCAGCGGGCGGAACAGTTGCTTATTGAAATGTCCAAAATTAAGCTGTAAATCCCCTGACGAGTCTTGGCAGAGTAAGACGAAACGCCTTCGGGCGTCGGGATAAAACTAAAATTATTTTGGAGGAATATAAAATGAAAATCATTAACAGCTGTGAAAAATTCCGCGTGGTCGATCTTTTGAACCAGTATGACGATCTCTACTTTGATGGCCTGAACATCTCGGCCCATCCGTACCGCAACAGCCTTGTTATTATCGACTTGGCGAACGCGATGCAGACCGGCAAGACCTGCACGCGCTGGCTTTTTAGCGTCAGCCCGTGGAAGATGGACGCAGACCGCCTCTGCATGACAGAATATGTAGAGATAGCCGCGCCGGAGTGCGACACCCTCGCGGAGCTTGTCGCATGGCTTCGCGCCGGAAAGCCTCTGCGCGAGGTGGACGGCCTGACGATCTCGGCAGGTACGCAGCCGGGCAACCGGACTTTCTCGCCATTCGCTCCCGTGAAGCCCGTGAAGCTGGGAGACCGACTGAACGCCGGGACGATTGCAAAAGCCATTCGCGCCGGGCAGATCGTCGCAGGCCGCACCGAGGGCAGATATACGGATGACTACGCATTCGACGCGGCTACAGACTTTGGACGTGGAGAGATCGACGTGCAGGCGTTCGCGCAGGACATCTACGAGAACCCGCGCGGCTGGCGCTTCTGGTGGCACGACGACACGCGGCGCGAGATCGTCGCAGCGTGCCACACGTTCGACTATAAAACGCTTTCTGTTGCGGGCTGACCGCCACAGGGTGAACGGAACTTATTTCTTCGATGGAGGGAAAACAGCATGAAAATTACAAGCATGGGCGGGCAAGTTCCCGCCCTGTTCGCCGATATGCTTAACCAGCCGCATTTGCTAATTGCTGGCGCGTCCGGCTCCGGTAAATCCGTTTTGCTTAATGGGCTTGTGTGCGCTATCCTGCGCCACCATCCAAACCAGATGCAAATGATTCTTATCGATCCGAAGCGGACAGAGCTTAACGAATATGCCGCGATGCCGCACACACTGCGTCACGCCACGGAGCACGGCGACATCATAGCGGCGCTTGATTATGCGATGGGCATTGTAAACGCCCGCTACAAGGACATGCAGCGGCGCAGGATGCGCACATACGACGGCGCGCCCGTGTATGTTATCATTGAGGAATTCGCCGATCTCGTTTTAACGGACAAAAAGCGAGTTCTTCCGGTCGTGCAGCGGCTTTGCCAGATCGGCAGAGCCGCAAGGGTACACGTTATTCTGGTTACACAGTGCCCGCTTGCAACCGTTATTCCGACCGTTGTTAAGGTAAACTTTACCGCCATTTGCGGCCTGCACACCGCCACCCGGCAGCAGAGCCGAAATATACTAGATATGCCAGGATTGGAGCAGCTCCCGAGGTTCGGGCAATGCATCTATCAGACGCCCGCCGGGATGTGGCGCTACGATGTGCCTTATACTGGAGACCGCGAAATAGCCGCGGTTACTACGTTTTACAAAAAGCAACGCTCTTTTCTGCAAAGAGTCTTTGCGAGATGAGATAACCCCGCCCACATCGGGCGGGGTTCTTTTTCTGCGGTATCGCAGAAGTTTATTCCGTGTCTCCGCTATCTCCTCTTTCTTCTTTGTTCTTCCCGTTTTTCTGCAATGACGCCCGCAGGAACGCAGTTATCAGGATGTTCGCCTGTTCTTCTGTTGCGCCCGCGTTTATCGTAGCTTTGTAGAACAGCAGCGCCATTTCTGCAAGCGCTCCGATGGCGTCCATGAGTTCGCCCATCATATCCGAATCCCCTTTATAAATTTGTCGTAGTACGTCGTAGCTACCGCCATAGCCGCCCACATGTCGGCGGAAAAGCCGAAAAAAAAGCCCGGCTGTTTCTTTGTGCCTTTCCCGAAGTTCGGCTGTCCGGGCGCGTAGCGGTCAGCCAGCGCCTGCCGGATGTTGCCATCCTTCGCCCTCGGCGAGCCGCACAGGCAAAGCTTTTCTTCCCGCCGGTAGATATACTCTATTCGGCGGAAGCCCCGCGTTAGCGCACGCTCCCAAAATCGGCCTATCCATACGCACGTATCGAAGACTTCTGCACCGACCGCCATACCCATTCCGGCGATCATCTCAATCGCAAAATCTGTTTCTGCGCTTTCTGCGATCTCGGAAATGATCTGCATCATTTCTGCGTTCTCTACCTTCCCGACACGAAGCACACGCCTGATTTCCGCCTCGTCGTATTCGGACAAGACATAGCCACTTCTGACGTTGCCGGGGTCAATGGATAATATTTTCATTTTCAGCCTCTTTCTGCATCGCGTCAACACGCCGCTTAAGCCTTTCTGCGCGTCGCAGATGGTTTTCTGCCCGTGATATTATCCGCGTGACTGTAGACCTGTTTACGCCGTATCTGCGGGCTATTTCGCCGGTTCTGACGCCACTCATGTAGAGCAGATAGAATTCCTCCTGCCTGTCCGTCATAGCAATTCCCCCAGCCCGAACATATTCCCTTCGCCGCAGAGGAACAGTAGCTTTACAAGGTCAACGAAAACGCGCGGATTCAGTCCGGTTTTTATCTCGATCATGCGCAAATGGTAATCAACGTCGCCCGGACTCAAAAAAATCTCTTCTGCGGTCTTTCTGCTGCTCATATTGCACTTCGCAAATACCGGTAGTATCTTCTTCTGCGTCCATGTAATGGCTTCCATTCCTTTCTGCACCGTCAAACCTCCTTGCATTCGTCCTTTCGCACGTTTACCCTATGCCCGTTTACGGAGACAACGTATCCGGTCGGCGCTCTGTGACATTCGTATTTCTCCGCAATATAGGTTTTGCCGGGAATTGGCCTGAAATCAGCGTAAATCGGAAGAACTTTGGTTATAATTACCTTAACGCCGTCCGTCCTTTTTGGTTTAGCAGCCGCACCGAGTTTTACGTGCTTTTTCTTCTGCGGGTCTCTGTATGCGTGATAACATTCCGGCGTACAAAATACACGTTTGCTTGTGTTTTTTGCCTTTCTCGTTATCAACTTCCCACAAGTCGGGCAATGCATTGTAATTTCAATCATTTTCCCGTCTCCTTTGCCTGTAAAAGAGTTTATTGTACGCCTCATAGCGTTCGTCGATGTGCGTCGAGCTGATAAGCCCGCCCGTTTTCTCCATCAGCACATCAAAGTAGTTCTTGTCCTTCCCACACGGATGCATTTCTGGACACCCCCCGCGATATATGCAGCTCGGGCAAAGCACATCCGCTATTTCCGGCTCGATCTCATGCAGCGCCGCCTTAAAGTCCTCGGTCAAGCGGCGGCTTGCCGACCGTTGACCGGCAGTCGGAAGCGACTTCTTCCCAGTCACCCTTTATTTTCAGGATTTCGGTCTTTCTGCCCATTCTCCGACGCCTCCTGTTCCATTTCTACGGCAAATGCAATCCGGCAAAGTGCGTGTGCAAGATGGTCGTTTGATTCGTCACCAGCCAGCCACGCAAAAATGTGCGTAAGCGCACGACCTACGTGCTCTTTCGCCGGAATCAGTTTGTAATTATCCTCGGCGTAGTGGTGTAATACCGCCGATTCATAGCGCACTTTTGAAAGCTGCAACATGGCCCTTGGCGGCAACCACTCGCTTTTGAATGGGCGGAAGGATTGCCTTCCGCCGTTCTGCTTCACTTCTTTGCGTTCGGCGATTTTCTCAAGACTCATTCCCTTTATCCTTTCTGGCGGATGAATTATGCGGCACAGGTGGCAATGGCATCCAATGCGTTACCACGCTTCCAATGCAATCCCGCATAGCCATGCCGTCGTATCTTCTCCATGTATTCGCGCTTGTGCGGTACGCCTCGCCGACAAATACGCCGTCAGTAGCAAGTACGCGCATTCCCGGAGCTGGGAGTGTTCCATCAATGCTTATCCATTTGCCAAGCAGTGCGTCTCGCTCGGCTTCCGCCTCTCCCTGCTTCCTTTGTGCAAGAGAAATCACCATGTCTTTCCACTCAACTTCTTTGCGCAGCCTTTTAATTTCATTTGATTGCCCCTCGGTTAGCGCCCGAAGAAACTCAATGGATTTCTCATACGCCTGCTTCTGCGAACGTTTTACTTTATCCGTCATATGTCCCTCCAATATTTAATTCTCGCGCGTAAAGCTCCCGCATTCTCGGCGGCATGTCCGCCATCGACTCAAATCTCAGCCCGCTCATTCAGCCTCCCCGTAGCTGCAAAAATCGTCTTTATCCCTCACCGGCGTAAAAGTGTGCTCGTTCGCGTATTGAAAAATCGAATTTGAGCAATTACAATAAACGCCAGTCTCTCCATCATTCCTTGCATACAATTCTCCGTGTTTACAGTCCTTGCACCGCACCACCTCCACAACGTCGGCGGCGGGCTGGCGCAGCAGAAGCGTTTTCACTCGCTGCGGTGTCCAGTTTGGATTTTCCGCGTTGCAGGATTCAAAGTCTTCCAGCGCCGCTTCTCGGCTGATATAATCAGTCATAATCCATATACTCCCTTCCGATTCTGTTTTGCATTTCATACGGCAATGCAAGAAGCGGTGTGCATCTACTCAAGATTTCCGCTTTCAAGAGCCGCTCAGCCTGCCTCTTGGTCAGCTGCGGCTCTCGCTTCTTCGGCGGCAGCTCGCATTTTGCCGCCGCAATAGCGGTCGGGTTGTGCTTATGTTGCCCCATCGTCCCGCACCTCCACGCCAGCCTCGTCCAGCAGGTCACAAAGATCGGTGTCCACGCTGCTACCAATAAACTCACCATTTTCGTCGTAGTGGTTGTACTCCGTGGTCGGCCGGGATTCTATCCCTGCAAACTCTTTTAAGAGTCTCAGATATTCGTCGTTATCGAAGAGCTGAGTCTGATAGAGCTGGCTCAACTGCGCTTTGGTTATGCACTTAGCCATCCTTCTTGTCCTCCATCGCCCGCTCGGCCTCAATGCAGGTATAGTGGCGGCTGAAATAATCCCAATTTGTCACGCAGTCGCTTCCCGCATCGTCCGGCGTTGCATCCTCATAATCAAAGTAGATGTTGATGTTCGTCCCAAATGGCTCTATGCTGACGATTACTGCGGTTATGCGCACCGCGCGACCGTCCTCATCTACCCATCGTTCTCCCACCTTGCACGGCAGCACGACGCACCGCCCCTCTTTGTCAGCCACATGCAGGTTGTGTGCTCGCTCAATTCTGGATGTGTCATTGTCAAAAGCTGCTTCGACGACTTCTTTCATCCAAGAAACCTTTTCAGGGCTTAACCCTGTGTCCTCATGTTCCGCCAGCCGGTCTAACAGACGATTGCGGCAATACAGTGCAGTGCAGTCAGCCATCGGCTTACCATGCTTGCCCGTCCAATCCACTTTGCACTTCTGACAGTCCATCATTGCCTGTCCATCTGCGTCGCGCTTCGTCAGTCGTTCCATTTCAAAACCCCTTTCCCAACATATCTGCAATACGCAATTTCCAACTTTGCGCCCTTGCTTTCCTTCGCATCCGGGAGCGCGAACAGAATATCCGCCGCGTCGATCATCCCGAAGCACAGCCGCATGTAGTCCTTCGGTGTCAGCCCTTCCGGCAATTCCGCCGGATTCAAGATCACCGCGGTAGGATACAGCTCCTGTATGTGCTTTGCCGTCATGCGGAATTTCATCTTGTAATTCGGATCTCCGGTGATCTTACCGGCCATGTAGATTTTCATACCTTTTCTCCTTCTTCCGGCAATCCGCGCCATTTCCATTTGTCGGTTTTGCTCCCGTCTCCGGTGCACGTTTGGCACACGCAGCTCTCCCGCTTACCGCAGTCGTCGCAGACCTTCCGGATAAAAAGCCATGGGTTATCCTCACACACTGTTCCGTATTTGCAATATGTGCATCCGCTTTTCCTGAGTTCACCCAGCAGCGCGTCCCTCTCGGCTTCTGCCTTCGCGTTCTCGGCGGTCAGGCGCTCGGTGAGATCGGCTGCATCGGCCACTAAGCGTTTTAGGCAATCCCCGTAACAAAAGTATTTGCAAGCTGTGCAGTCAATGTAGTCCGGGTCGCTGCAATACCGCAGCGCCTGCACGATTTCATTGCCTTTCATATATCCTCCATTCCGCGGCCACCTTGAGCCGTTCAATCGCGGTTTGTTCTAAGTCCATCGGTTCAGCTCCTCCATCAATGCCTTAAAAATCGGGTATGCCTGCTGCGGCACTACCGCATTTCCGAGGCACTTAAGCCTGTCCACCCTGGCGGGAATCCCATGAGCCACTCTACCCACGTCGGGTTCAGCTGCCCAGCAACGTCCGTCCGCAAACTCCTGTGATTTCCCCCACCGTGCGTCCCCTGCGCATCCGCTGCACATGGTGTCGTAAACAGCTTCATTGCCACTCTCCGCGTCAGATTGCATTTGCCCGGATCTTTCTGCCGGCTTGGCGGCACAGATTTCAGCGTGTCTTTGTATTCGTTCGCACGCGGCGTCGGCCACAGCCCTTTCTTCCGGGCTAACACGTGCTCCCGCAGATTGCTCACCCCCCCATGTACGCCCTGGTTGCTCGTAAATGTCGTTTTCCCGGCTGCGAGCAGGTTGATCCTCTTTTCTGTTGCTATCGTGCAGCCAACCACCGTCGGCGTCGGCCACATCTGCGATTCCGACGAAGAATACCCTGGACCGTCTGTGCCAAGCTCCGACAGCCGCAGCCTCAAAATTAAGCACGACGACGTGATAGCCAGCACGCTCCAGATCCTTGACCACCTGCCCGGCGGCAATCTTGATGATTCCAGGAACGTTCTCACCGACAACGCAACGCGGGCGCAGCTCGGTGATAACTCGGAGCATCTCCGGCCAGAGGTATCGATCGTCTCCTTTGCCCTTTTGCTTTCCAGCCACGGAGAAGGGCTGGCATGGGAATCCGCCGGAAATAACGTCAACTGTTCGTAGGCCTGTCCGCTCATAAAAACTCTCCTTTGTCAGCGTCCGGACATCACGCCAGCGCGGCACGTCCGGCCAGTGCTTTTTCAGCACCTTCGTCGGGTAGTCGGCAAACTCGCATTGCCCGACGGTTGTAAAGCCTGCCCACTCGGCAGCTAGATCCAGCCCGCCGATCCCTGTAAACAGGCTCAGATGCGTCAGCATCGTGCCTCATCCCTCCCCGTCGTCAGCGCGAATGATCTCCGTTGCCTCTTGCAAATATGGATTTTTCATGGTATACTCTCCTTGTACTTGATTTTCACAGAGAAGCGCAGGCCTCTCCGCCCTCGTCCGGCTGCAACCGGGCGAGGGCATTTTTTATCCGATCAGAAACTCCGGCTTATAGTGGAGCTTCATCGCCCTGGCGTTCTGGTGGTACTCCGGCGCGCTCCATTTGTAGCCCCAGTACTTTGCCGCCGTAAAGATCGCGGCCAGCTCATCTCCCGCGCGTACCGTAATGCTCTGATTGCGGTACACGACGGCGTAATAATTTTTCCCGGTGTACCCGGCCTGCGCGATCACGCACGGCCTGCGCGGTGCCCGCTCTCCCGAGTAATCGGTGCTATTTTGCCGCATACAAATGCCCCTTCCTTACTTTCCTCCCGGCGTGCGCGATCTCCCGCTGCGCCACGAAATTCAGCTCCTGCGCGTGCTTCTCTGCGAGCTGCTTTTGATAGATGTGCTCCCGGATGGGCTGATACAGCATCCATGAGCAGCACATCGCGCTGCATCCCGGCGCACGTCCCGGGCAGTCTCTCCCGCAGGGAGGCGGGATCGGCTTTGTTTTCGGTGCGTACCGCATCATTCGTCCACGGCCTCCTCCCACAAGTGCTGCATCCACGCCGCCAGCGTCAGCAGCCGCTTGCGCGTCTCCAGCACCATCCCGACGATCTCACGATCGATATGCGGCTTACTGCTCAGTATCTCTGCGTCCTCCTGATCCTGTTCAGCGGCCCGCGTGGCCGCGTCGATCAGGTCCTCCATCTGCTCCGGCGTCAGCTCCACCGGAATTTTCCCGTTACTCGCCATCTTTCTCGCGCTCAGCGATCCGCATTGCCTCGCGGATCACACTCCCGCCATAGGCATCCTTGGTCAGCTCAAAGAATGCCTCGCGCGTCATATCTGCGCTCAGGTCGATTCCGTGATCGTTCGCAAATGCCTTTCGCCCGGCCTCGCAGCTCCCAGTCAGCCGGTGATGCCAGTCGTACAGCGTCATTACCGGATACTCTGTATTCGGCTTGATCGCATCCAGAAATGCGGTGATCCGCTCCTCCTGCGGCAGGTCCTCAAACGCCTTCTCGCGCGCAGCTTCCACGGCGGCACGGGCCGTTTCCCCATGCGCAAAGAATCCATCTACTTTTGCCACAAAGCACGGCGTTAATGTTAAGTCCTCTTGCAGGATGGTGCCCTTCGCAATGTTCCCGTGTACCGCCGTGATGATCGTCTGCACGCCATCGATCATATGTGCATCTTCTCCGTCGTACTTTTTAATGCCGTCGCCGGAGCCGTAGCCGTAGCCGGAGCCGTCGCCGGAGCCGGAGCCGTAGCCGGAGCCGTATCCGGAGCCGTAGCCGGAGCCGTCGCCGGAGCCGGAGCCGTAGCCGGATCGCGCGGCCAGAAACTCTTTGATTTTTATCGTTTCCATACTCTTACTCCATTGATGCTCCGCACCGCCTCGTCGGTGCAAGGGATGATCTCAATAATCCCGAGTACCGTCATTGCCGGTATCGTTACCGTAAACTTACATTTTTCCGGTGCTTTCACCCCCTCCGCTGCGAGCTGAGACAAGCTCGCAGCTCCATCCCAATACCACAGCCTTCGGCAATCAACCAGATCTGCCTCGGCACCTCTGCGCTCCGCGATCTTTGCGAAGAATACACCCGCCCGATCGCACCGAATGATGTAATACTGCTCGCTTTTGTTTCCCATTATTGTTTCCTCCTTAAATTTCGTTTCCCGGCAGCTTCGCTCGAAGCGCCTTGTTTTCTGCATCCAGCCGCTCAATTCTGTCGGCTGCGTCCATGCAGACTTTGTCACAGTCGCATCTTGGCCATGTATCTATCAGCAGCCTTTCTTGCAGCTCCGCGCTCAATCGTTCTTTCTTGTAGTACGGGCATCCCGTGCAGTCCTCATGCTCACCGTCCGGTGTGGATATGCACCGCAGCGCCCTGATAATATCCTCACAGCTCATACAGCACACTCCCCAATGCAGCGCTGATCGCCGCCGCTCCGCCGAAGGCCAGCGCCGCACCGGCCAGCTCCAAGGCCAGCAGCACCAGCGCCATGCCGGACAAAAACGCCCCTGCCAGCCAGCAGACGGAGAGCGCCGTTCGGCGCACCCGCTCTCTCTTTTCCCGCAGGCCGTCCCTCTCGGCTCTGCGCTTGTTCCATTCGCGTTCCCGCGCTCTCTGGTGATTGGCTCCCGTGATAAACTCCACGTCGCTCATACTCTCTTCTCCTTTCATCCCCCGAGAAAACGAATGAACGGCTCTCTCGGGATTTTCACCCTGTGTTCGCTTGTGCAGCAGACCGGGAAGCCCAGCATCTCCGGTTTTTCCCGTGCCATGATTCGCAGCCAGTGTGGCGCGCAGCCGAGGAAACTCGCCGCGACCGCCGGTGTGATCGTCGGGCTGTCCATAGCCCGAAGCTCGTCAATGTTCGGCATATCCTCACGCCTCCTACTTCAAATGGCGCTTACCGCGCCGTGTATCTCCTCTGGCTTTCGCTGCAAATCTGGATTGCGCTTGTGTCCATGCCCTCGCAAGGCGGCGTTTCTCGCCTTCCTCGACGCGCTTTTCGTACTCGGCAGTTTTGATCTTCGCATACTCGGCATATGCTGCACAGGTTTTGCGGCATTCCGCGCTCCGACCAGCACAATCTTGCTTGCAAGGACACCGGTCGTCAAATTGCCCGATTCTAACCATCCGGTAGCCCTCTTTCCATCATTTTTTGCATAGCGCGGCGTTCAAAGGCTCCCATTTCACCGCCGTGCTCAACGTATGTTGAATTTTTTCTTACAGAAACTGAACCCTTCGCGTTGCCGCCTTTGTCCTGTTCTTTTGCAAGCCAACGGACGATAAACGAGTTTATCCCGCGTTTTGTCTTTCTCCTGTCCGGATTTGCGTCAAGCCAGCCTTTCATGCCCCGAAGCTGCTGTATCACGTCGACAGCAGGGTACAAGCCCGCCCATTCTTGGCATTGCTCCACGGAAACGGGATATTCCGTTCCGTCATTCAGGGGTAGAACGATTGCTGGCGGCGCGGATGCCGCTTGCGGCTCCGTGCTACCTTCCGCATCTCGAATAGCGAATATCGAATTCGATTCTCGATTCTCGAATACGGGAACATTTGAAATCATTTGCTTGCATATGCTTGCATCCGCTTGCGAACTGCTCTCAGGCGCTGGATACTTGCTAACTTTCGCGCGCTGTGTCTGGTACTTGCCCCATGTTGGTAAACAAAGGAAGCGCTTACCCTCAAACACATACAGGGTAATCAATCCAGCGTTCGCCAATCCATGAAGGGCAGTTTCCACCGTTTTCAGCGTGAGATTTTCCTTTAGCGGGAATAGGCGGTTTTTCACGACCGCCGCTCTCCCATCGAAGCGCCCGAAATCATCGCAGTTTACAATCAGCCGATAAAACAGAACTTCTTCAAACCATGAAAGACGGTCAATGCTGTCGCTCGTGCAAATGCTTTCTCTAACAATTCTGTTCGGCATATGCTAACCCTCCGCTAAAAAGGAAGGTCTTCGTCGTTTGTGATCTCCGAGAACTCGCTTTTAGCTTCCTCTGTCCCGGTCTGCTTAGAGTCGCCGAAACAGAAATGGTCGGCAAGAATTTCTGCGGTGCGGCGCTTGTTGCCGTCCTTGTCCGTCCAGCCACGGATCTGCAAGCGGCCTGTCACAACAGCCATACGGCCTTTCGTGAAGAACTTATCGGCAAATTCGGCCGTTTTGCCGAACGCGACAACATCAATGAAGTCCGTCACCTTTTCGCCGCCCTGCGGCGCGTAGTCGCGCTCACAGGCGATGGAGAACGATGCAACAGCTGTTCCGCTGTCAAGGCGGCGCAATTCGGGGTCTTTCGTCAGCCTGCCCATGATCGTGATGATATTCAGCATTTCTCGCCCTCCTTTTCCTTCGGCCCAAACATAAGCAGAAGGATGTCATCGAATCGATAGTTCTGAATCTCGTGGTATGCTTTCTCGAGGAAATTCAGCCGTTCTCTTGCCGCGACAAGTTCCTCATAGCGTTCTGTGCTGATGCCAATGATGTTTTCGGACATTTTACATTCCCTTCCTGTATACAAGTTTTTCTTCATCCCAATCGGGATATTTGCTTTTTAGATAATGCTCTATCGCGCTCTTAAACGGCTGCCGTAGGTACGACTGATCGTATAGAAAATGGCAGGTATCGCACAGCGTTATGATGTTCTCGACGATTCCAAGGCCGCCGTGTGAGCGCGGTATGTAGTGGCACCACGGGCTTCCCGGTCTACCGCAAACGATGCAGCAGCCGCCGTCACGCTCCATAACGGCCTCTTTTACAGAGGCGGGGATACTAGTTGCCTTTGTCTGTTTGTGCAACTCTCTCACCCCATTCAATGTTCATCCGAGCCAGCTCGTCAGGCGTCAAGGTCTCGATTCCGAGGCTTTTCGCGTCCTGCACAGCCATATCGATAATGCGGCTCATTTGCTTCGCGTTGTATCGAGACGAGCCGTAATAGGCTCTGACAACAACGCCATCTCCGTCCTGCTGATAATCAACCTCTTCCGTTGGCCAGCCAGTTCCAAGCATAGACCACGCCGTGCGGAACGTCGGCGCGTCCTCTCTCGTGAGATGAAAGTCCTTAAATACGCCGACCGCCTTGATATAGTCGATGTATATGTCTTCTTTCGTCCGTCCGAGCTTGTCCGCGATCTGATCGCAGAGCTGCCAGAAGTAGTTGTTTGAATCAAGACTACGCTTCTTGCGGAACTCCTTGATCTCCGCAACGTACTTCTTGCCGGGAATCATCGTTGACAGAAACATTTGTGCTTTCGCGGGGACGTCCGCGCGGATGCAAAGCCATGTCCCGGCGGAGTCCAGCGACCAATCGGCGGCGGTAAATGTGATCTCAGTCATTGCCTATGCCCTGCACAAGCTTCATGTAGCAATCCCAGCAGAGGCAACGCCCATATTTCTTCGTCGTGTTCTCTGCGATGGCCCATGCCGAATAGCTTTTGCCATTGAAAACGGACGGCTCAACAGGCTTGCCGCAGTCAGCGCATTTGAATCCCGGCTGGCGCTCCTGTTTTTTCGGTTGCTGCGCCGCTGGTTTCGGCGCGGGATTCTGCGTCGTATTCCCGAACGTGTAAACCGTTCGGCCCTTTGACGTGATCGTCAGTGTCTTGATGCGTTCCGCTTCGTCGTATGTAATCTCCGAGACGTCGAAACGGTCAGAACACTGCCATTTCCCGGTTCGCTCGTTTTTGACGAGCCGAGAACAGTTCTCAGCGCCGATCCAGATAAACGGGGCAGAATAAAGTTCTCGGCCAATGCCGTGTTTGAAACCAGCACGTTTGAATGCGTCGGATGCCCGGCCTTTCTCAGCCTCCGTGTTGCTTTCAACGCCCGCGTCCCACTTCCATACGAGGTGTCCGTTGCTGAGATAGTCAACGCCGATCCCGCCGTATAGAACTCCATCGACAAGCTTAAAGTCGTTTTCCCAATTCTGCGTTCCTACGGTCTCGTCAAGGATATCCGCATCCGTTCGAGCCGTCTTGTAGAGTATGATGGATGCCCCTTTTTCGTTGCACTGCGAAACTCGGCATTCGATTTCATCCGGTTTCAGTGTCCGAAACTGTTTCATTATTTCCCTCCAATTCCAAGCGGCAGTAATAACCTCTGCCAAATTCATGCACGATATATTCCCCGGTAAGCCTGCATTGTTTCCGCGAATATACCTCGAAAAACGGGCAAAATTGACAGCAGATATGATCTTTTTCAAAGAAAACGCTTACCCTCGTCTCGACTGGAATGTAAACATAATCATTCGAAAGTTTTCCGGCCATATCCAAGCGCCTCCAAAATGTGCCGTGTCCCGAGTTGCTGTACTAGCAAGGTGACGATTTGATTGTCCGGATTATAGTTCTCCGTACCGGGGTCTGCCATGATTCCCTCGTCGCCTTGCCAGTAATCCTCTCCGGGGTAAATCTCTACGCCGAAGATGTCATACGCGCATCTTGCCTGCTGCGGGTCTTTGGAATAATCAATCTCCATCGTCGGCCTCCAAACTGTATTCAGCATAATGCGTCGGTTCGCCAAAACGGTTTTCGCCGGTTACGATTCTGCTCCTGATAGGGTATCCGGCACGGCGAAGGTCGCATATTCTAGCGCCCAGCCTGAGACAACCGTATTCCCGAATGGCATCCATCGGCGTAATCTTCCCGACTGTTTTCAGGTGTCGGAGCACCTTTTCAGCCTGCGTCATGAGTTGCAACGCAAAACGCTATCAACCATCGGCTACCTCCCTGAACTCGCCAGCTACAAGTTCATACCATGTGTCTGGCTTGATTCTCACGCCATCAACGAATTCAGTCTTTACGCAAATAGGCACGAATCTTTCCTTTTTGTCAGAGTACTTCCATTCCGAAAGCGTAACCCAACTTCCGATTTTTGCTTTCACTTTTGAGCTGTGCCCTGCACAGCAAATAACCGAATCTTCGCCTGTGCTCTCAATCTGCGCGGCATTGCCAGAAGAGCCGATCTTCGCGGCATTGCCAGAAGAGCCGATTTGCGCGTCATCGCCAGAAGAGCCGATCTTCGCGGCATTGCCAGAAGAGCCGATCTTCGCGGCATAGCCAGAGGAGCCGATCTTCGCGGCATAGCCAGAAGAGCCGATCTTCGCGGCATAGCCAGAAGAGCCGATCTTCGCGGCAATGCCAGAAGAGCCGATTTGCGCGTCATCGCCAGAAGAGCCGATCTT